GTTTTAGAAGAATTATATGGCTAAAAACAACGAAGAAGATTTAGTTTTACCTATTAAATCAGAAGATTTGGTAAAACTTTTGAATAATGTATACCCTGAGAAATCACCTAATTTAAAAGATGATACTAAAACTATTTATTTTAAAGCAGGTCAAAGGGACGTAGTACGATTCATAAACACACTTAAAGAGAGGACTAAATAACTATGTGTATGTCAGCAAAAGCACCACCTGCTCCTATTCAAAGAGCACCTGCTCAGGTTGCTTCAAGAATGGAAGAAGTACAGGAGAAACCGATAGAGTTGATAACAGCAGATAAAGATGTTAAGAAGAAAAAGAAAATAGCATCTGCAAAAGGTACAACAGCATTACAAACTGGTGTAAACACTACAACAAGTGCTTCAAGTTCAGGCGTATCTTATACAGCATAAAGGATATAAATGGTAACTAAAAAGAGCAACGAAACAATGATGCAGGTTAATCCTACAGCGAAAGAACGATATTTAAAATTAAAAGACAAAAGAGAATTGTTCGTAGATAGAGCTCAAGAGTGTAGTGAACTTACAATATCTTCTTTAATAACAGCAGATGGATTTAATCATTCATCAAAATTATACAATCCCTTCCAATCGGTAGGAGCTAGAGGCGTAAACAATTTAGCCTCTAAGTTACTTCTTTTATTACTCCCACCAAATTCCCCATTTTTTAGATTATCCGTTAGCGGAAAAACAAAAGAAGAACTTGATAAAAATAAAGAATTAAATTCAGAAATAGAAAAGTCTTTAGCAAAAATTGAAAGAGAAGTTTCTAAAAAGATTGAAGAGTTAGCTTTAAGAGTTAGTGTATTTGAAGCTCTTAAACATTTAATAGTATCAGGAAATGTATTAACTTATCTTCCTAAAAAAGGAACAATGAGAGTATTCCCTATTACTCATTATGTAGTTAATAGAGATGCTTCAGGAAACATATTAGAAATAGTTATTAAAGAAAGTGTTAGTCCTTTAAGTTTAGATGCAGATGTTAGAAATATGGTAATACAAGATGCTGATTATAAAAAAGATGAAGACTGCGAATTATATACACATATTTATAAATTAGAAGATGAGAAATTTTATATTTGTCAAGAAGTACACGGCATTAAACTTCCTGATTCAATAGGAACATTTCCTAAAGACCAACTTCCTTACTCAGCATTGAGAATGGTTAGAGTTGATGGTGAAGATTATGGTAGAGGATATGTAGAAGAATTTTTAGGAGACCTTAAATCATTAGAAGGATTGTCTCAAGCACTTGTTGAAAGTGCGGCGGCTTCTTCTAAAGTAGTATTTATGGTAAGACCTAATTCTGTTACTAAGAAAAGAGATTTAGCTTTGACTAGAAATGGTGACATTATCACTGGTTCAGACGAAGATGTATCTGTATTACAAGCACAGAAACAATATGATTTACAAGTAGTAGAAAGAAGTATTGCAAAATTAGAAGAGAGAATGTCTTATGCTTTCTTATTACACACAGCAATTCAAAGAGATGCTGAAAGAGTAACAGCTCAAGAAATTAGATATATGGCTGAACAATTAGAAACAGCTATGGGTGGAATATACTCATTGTTATCACAAGAGTTTCAACTTCCATTAGTTAAAATATTAATGAAAAGAATGTCTGAATCAAAAGAGATTCCTGCACTACCTAAAAATGCAGTTAAGCCTACAATTATTACAGGTATTGAAGCATTAGGTAGAGGAAATGATTTACAGAAATTAAGAGAATTTGTGGCTGAGATAGTTAATCTAGCTCAGGTTAATCCACAAGTAGTTCAAACGCTTAATCCTTCTGATTTAATTAAACGTATCGCTACAAGTTTAGGAATAGAGATGGAAGGTTTAATTAAAAGTGATGAAGAGTTAGCGGCTGAACAACAAGCACAGCAAGAACAGATGCAACAACAACAAATGATGCAGATGGCTGAGAAAGCTGTAGCTCCTGTTGCAAATAATGCAACAAAAACTATGTAATAGAAGGAAAATAAAATGGTAGATAAAGTAGAAGTACAAAGTAATGAGACTACTGCTGAGAAACCAGTAGAAGAGAATAAGCCTACACAAAGTAGACCTGAAGGTTTGCCTGAAAAATTCAACTCAGTTGAAGATATGGTCAAATCATATTCAGAGTTAGAGAAAAAACTTGGTGAGCAATCTCAACCTACTAAAGAATCAGTAGACCCAGTTTCACAAGCAGAAACAAAAGAAGAACAACCTAAATCTGATTTAGATATTGCTACAAAAGCAGTAGACAGTGCAGGTTTAAATATGGAAACTCTTTCTGAAGAGTTTGCTAAAGAGGGTAAACTTGCTGACAATTCTTATAAGTCATTAGAAAAAGCAGGAATACCGAAAGAATATGTGGACAGATTTATTGCAGGACAACAAGCAATAGCTGACCAACAATCAGCAACAGTTAAAAATATGGTTGGCGGAGCTGAGGCATATGATAGTATGTCTGAGTGGGCTAGTAATAATTTATCTGAAACTGAAAAACAGGCTTATAATGCGGCAGTAAACAGTAAAGATTTAGAAGCTGTTAAGTTAGCTGTAGTAGGTCTTAAAGCAAGATACGCACAATCAACTGGAAGTGAACCTAAATTAGTAGAAGGTAAAGCATCTCCAAGTGGTGAACAAGGTTTTGCATCTTGGGCTCAAGTTACACAAGCTATGGCTGACCCTAGATATTCTAAAGACCCTGCTTATCAAGCTGAAGTTAAAAATAAATTAGCTAATAGTAAAATATAGAAAAAAATTATGTGTATAGGTAGTAAAAGTAGTCAAACAATGATTAAAGCAAAAGAACCAACAGCTAAAAAAACAAAGAAAAGAAATGTTGGCACTGTGAGCGAAACTACTACCTCATCACCTGATAAGAAAATTGCAAACTTAAATAATACTTCAGGAATGAGTAATTATGAAACAAGTGGCAATCTTAATATAACATAGTTGTGCAATCTTTATAGATGGCAACTGCCAAGTAAGTAAGTATATTATCTTAACCTTCTTGCGGGAAGACAATTTAGTATAAGAAGCTGAAAGTACGAGGCTTTTATTAACAACAACGATATAATTAATAGGAGAATATTATGTCAAATGCAACACCAGTTTCCGTTGGACGAGTAAATAAAGCGGGAACAGAAGACGCATTGTTTTTAAAAGTTTTTGCGGGAGAAGTTCTTACTTCTTTTGACAGAGCTTCAAAAACAGGCGGACAAGAGATGGTTCGTTCTATCTCTAGTGGGAAGTCTGCAACATTTCCAGTAATGGGAAGAATTGATGCGGCTTATCATACAGCAGGAGCAGAAATACTTGGTTCTGATGTAAACCACAACGAAAAGGTTATTACAATTAATGACCTTTTAACATCTTCAGTGTTTTTATCAAACATTGAGGAAGCAAAAAATCACTGGGACGTAAGAAGTGCATACTCTGCTGAAATCGGTAGAGCTTTAGCTTTTGTTAAAGATAAGCACGTTTTACAAACTATTGGTTTAGCGTCACAAGCGAACGCAAACGTATCTGATACTGGATATGGTGCAGGTTCAACTGTGACAAACACTGACATCGCTAACGCAACTGCGGCTACAAGTGCTAACGGGTTTATCACAGCATTATTTGACTGTGCTAAAAACTTAGATAACAACTACGTTCCTTCAGAAGGTAGAAAATGTTTTCTAACACCTGAAATGTACTACAAGTTAGCTAATGCAACTAATGCTATTAACGTAGACTTTAGTGGTAGAGGCTCAATCGCAGAAGGTAAAGTAACAAAAATAGCAGGTATTGAATTAGTACCTATGCCTCATTTTGTGAAAGATGATGTAGGAACTTCAGACGTAGATGCAGGTCAAACAGCTACAGGTGCAAACCCTCAATCTGTAAACCTTACTAACTATGAAGGTCTTGTATCACACCCTAGTGCTGTTGGTACTGTTAAACTTATGGACTTGGCTGTTGAGTCAGAATATGACATCAGAAGACAAGGAACATTAATGGTCGCTAAATATGCTATGGGACACGGCGTTCTTAGACCTGAAGCGGCTGTAGGAATTAAAGAAGCGTAATAGTTTCTTTATTACACCACAATAGATTAGGGGGAGCAATCCCCCTTTTCTACTTATAATAACTTCAAGATATGCCTAGTGGGTATCTTGATTAACTCGCCTAAGAAAGGGGGAAATATGACACTAGACTTAACACCATTCCGAGCTTTTTCGGTAGGTTTTGATGACCTATTTGATGAGCTTAGAAGTTTTAAGACAGTTGGTTATCCGCCATATAACATTGAAAGAATGTCAGATGGTATATATAACATTTCAATGGCTGTTGCAGGGTTTTCAAAAGATGACCTTACAATTTCTGTCAAAGAAAATGTCTTAAAAGTAAAAGGAAAGAAAGAAAGTAAAGAGAAAGATTATCTTTACAAAGGTATTGGTGAAAGGTCTTTTGAACAATCATTTAAACTTGCTGAATTTACGGAAGTAAAAGAAGTTAAGTTAGAAGATGGTGTTCTAAACATTTCTTTGATTCAGAATTTACCTGAAGATAAGAAAGAAAAGACAATCAAAATATCTTAATAACAAAGTCTAGGGGGGAGCTTAATCCCCTCTAGTAAATTATAATAAGAGGATATAAAAATAATGATAAATAAAATAACAGAAACAATGTTAGAAGCAAAACACTTTTGGAATGAACATAAAAAAGTTAGTATTGCTTTTACAATAATTTTATTAATAGCAATAATAGTATAATATAATGGCAACACAAATTACACCTACGACTGAATTACAAACAGTTAATCAAATGTTGAGCGTTATAGGAGAAGCTCCTGTAAACTCAATTACAGGGACAGTAACTACCGATGTATCTGTCGCTAAAAATATTTTAGATGAAACTTCAATGTCAGTTCAATCAATGGGGTGGAATTTTAATACCCATTATGCGTATGTACTAGCAAAAGATACAGACAATAAAGTACCCTTACCATCTAATTGCGTACAAGCCGATGCTTCCGCACAATACCGAGATAGAAATTTAGTTATTCGTAATGGTTTTCTATATGATATGGATAATCATACCGATGTATTTGGAACATCAAACGTCCTACCTACTTGTGACTTAGTTCTAGTCCAACAATTTGAACAACTCCCTGAATATGCAAGACAATATATAGCAAGTAAAGCCGCTAGACGTTTTGCTTCAAGATATATTGGGGATAAAGGAATCACTGAAATGGCAGGAAATGATGAACAAGAAGCACTAGCCGCTTTTAGACAAGCTGATAGTAGAAGTGCTGACGCTAATATATTAGAAGGTGATACTAATACTTATTCAATTATAAACAGGACTATTAGAAGGACTTATTAATGGGACAGGTGATTTCACAATCAATACCAAATTTTCTAAATGGTATGTCTCAACAAACCGCTTCACAACGTGGTATTAATCAAGGTCAAGACCAAGTTAATTGTCAAAACAACATTGTAGATGGGTTATCAAAGAGACCACCTTTAGAATATGTAGCTACATTAGATTCTACAAATGTATTTCCTAATACTGCTAAGATATGGAGTATACAAAGAGATGCGTCAAATAGATATTTAGTTGCGTTCTATGATAATGGAGTTAAAGTTTATGATTTAGCAGGTAATGAAAAAACTGTAAGTTATCCTAATGGAAATACTTACCTTAATTCTACAAATCCTAAAAATGATTTTCGTATGGTTAATATTGCGGATTTTACTTTTATAGTTAATAAGTCAATCATACCTGCGGCTGACAGTACAACAACTGCGGCAAAAATAGAGGAATTTCACGTCTACTGTAAATCAACTAACTATGGTAGAGAATATAAAGTAGCATTAAAACACGAAGATTGGGCTTATGAAATAGAAGTTATATTTCAAATACCTACAGGAAATGATGCTTCTACAGATAGTAAATATAGAGATACAAATAAAATAACAGATATATTAATGAAAGGTACTTCAAGTACCCATTATGATTCAAGTGCTAATGGTATTTCTTTTAAAACAATTAGAACAGATACAGGAGCAACTTTATCTAGTTCACAAGGATTATCAAACTTTTCTGATATAAATACTTATTTTAATTTTGAACAATTTGATTCTGTTATTTATGGAAAAATTATTAATCAAGCTAAAACTTATACAATAAGCACGGCTGATGGTTCAGGTAATACAGCGATGTATGCTATTAGAGATACAATACAAGATTTTACAAAGTTACCTTACTATGGAAAAACAGGAACTATTGTTAAAGTAACAGGTGAGGAAGGAGATACTCTTTCTGATTACTATGTTAAATTTGATGGTATGGGTGTGTGGACAGAAACT